GGGGGGTCACGGCCTTCGGGGGCGAGGCGACGCATCAGCTTCAGATCGCCGAGATGCCGGGGCACGATCACGGCTACAGTCAGACCCCGCATAGTCATGATCAAATCTCTAACCCCCATAGCCACGGCAGCAGCCTCATGCGGTTTGTCGGTTCGGGGGGTCAACTCGGCGTTCAGGCTTCGCCGTTCAATGTCGCTTATGGGAACACCGATGGCGCGGCTAGCACCGGCGGCACAGATGCTTTCAACGCCAACATCAGCTTTACCGCGCAGGGGGGCTGGGGCGCTCACAACAACACTCAGCCGACGACAACCACAATGAAGATGATCAGGTGGTAGCCCATCCGTCATCGAATCGTGCTACCGCCAAAGCGCTCGAAAGGGAGAGACCCCCAAAGGAGAAAAAGCAATGGCACGAGGTCGACAGCTAGTTTGGATTACACCAGTTCACTTCGATCATGCGGGACGCCCCGTCGATCCGGACTACGGCATCGATGAAGGCGGACGCCCCGGTCAGGGGCTTCCCGGTTGGGGCGGTCGTCCCGAAGGCGGATGGGATCGTCCCGAGCGCCCTGGTCATCTGCCCGGTTGGGGCGGCGGTCGCCCTGTCGATCCCGGCTATGGCGTCGAGGGGCCTGAGGGGCATCCCGATCAGGGGCTTCCCGTCTATCCGATCGATCCGGATTACCCCGATCAGGGTCTGCCCCCGATGGTGCCTCCTGGCCTTCCGGAGCTGCCTCCGGGCGCTATCTGGCCGCCATTGCCTCCGAGCATTCCTCCCGGCAAGGCGGTTGCGGTGGTCTATATTTCGGGCGTCGGCTCGCGCTGGGCGGTGATCGATGTTCCGCAACGCCCCGAGCGGCCAGTCGATCCGGACTATGGCGTGGATGAAGGCGAGCAGCCCGAAACCCAGCCGCCGCGTCCCGACCAAGGCTTGCCCGGTCGCCCTGGTCGCCCCGGCCAAGGCTTGCCTCCGCAGCGTCCTGGCATGCCCGAGCGCCCAGAACGGCCCCCGGTCGCTGGCCAACCCCTGCCCCCGACCCGCCCGACGCCTCCCGCAGGCGGCGTAGGCGGCAGGCCTCCACAGCGTCCAGGCCCAGAGCCGATCCCGCCGCGTGAGCCGAAGCGGTAAAAATCGCCGAGTCTCTTGCGCGGGGACATAGGCGGTAAGGCAGCGGCGGCGCGTTCCTCCCACAGCGTCGCCGCAGCTGATTTTTCGCACAGCATGCAAATTAGGTGTTATGAATTTGTGGTCTTAGAGTCGTAAACCAATCTCGAAAGCGGGGTACTTCGGAATGAACAAGCTTCTATTGACCACAGCGCTGCTCGCGGCGATCGGCGCGAGTCCGGCCAAGGCGACGCTCCAGATCGCCTTCACTGACGGTACGACCGTGGTGACTTGCGCCGACGGTCAGTCCTGCGATCTCGCGGGACCGGCGCACAACATCATCATCCTGAACGAGACGGTGGGCGCGTTCCACATTATCGGCACTGTGGCTGCCAGCCTGAGTTCAAGCGGCGAGGACAACCTGCAACTATCCACCTCGCTGATCTCGAACACCGGGCCGAGCACCGGGGCGCTGAGAATCGTCGTCGGCGACACCAACTTCGTCGGGCCGGTCAACGCGGTGCGGGAGAGCGCGAGCCTGACCTTCAACGATGCGGTCGGCAGCGGGCCTTCGACGCTTGGCTTCTTCGCTGATCCGGCCAACGCTCAGCCAGCGGGTATCGGGCTAGCTACTCCAGGCCAGACCTTGTTTCAGGACAGCGGCTCGCCGTCCTCGAACCCGTTCTCGTTCGCGGGCTCCAACCTGTCGCCGTTCTTCGCTAATGGTCCGTTCAGCATGACGGAAGCAGCCACGCTCGGATTGCGCGGCGGCGCGAGCATCACCGGCTTCAACGAGAGCATGGAATCGAGCGCGATCCCCGAGCCCTCGACCTGGGCGCTGCTTGCGCTCGGCTTCGGCGTCCTGGGGCTCCTCGGGTTTCACAAGCGCAAGGCCCAGCTCGCAGTCTGACCGGCTTTCTCCAGTAGTCGGTTCATGGGGCGGCTTCGGCCGCCCCTTTTTGTTGCGGGAACGAATCGTGATTGCTCGCGACCGCCGTGCGGATGTGGCATAACGATGGCGGGCTAGCCGTTCGGCATGGGGGAACCCATGACCCAACTCACAGAACATTTCACGCTCTCGGAGTTCACCGACTCGCAGACTGCGGCGCGCCAGGGCATCCACAACGTGCCGCCGGCCAGTAGCCAGGAGCGCAAGAACATCCAGCGCACCGCCGAGACGATGGAGAAGGTCCGGACGCTGCTCGGCGACAAGCCTATCTTGATCAGCTCGGGCTACCGCTGCCCCCAGCTCAATGCGGCTATCGGGGGCAGCAAGTCATCCGCTCACATGAGCGGGCTCGCGGTCGATTTCAGCTGTCCAGGCTACGGGACGCCGCTTCGGATCTGCAAGCACTTGCACTCGCACATGAAGGAGCTGGGTATCGACCAGCTGATTCACGAATATGACACCTGGGTCCATCTTGGGCTGACCGCTGGCGACCCGCGTCACATGGCTCTGACGATCGACAGTCGCGGCACCCGCAGCGGGTTCGCATGAACGCGCCCGCTGCCACACCTCAGATTCCGAAGCTTCTGGATTATCCGGGGCTGTTTGCGGCCATGGGCGTCGTCGTGTTCACGTCGATCCTCTTGGTGGTCATCAAGCACTATGATCAGACCGGCGGCACATTGACCATTTCGCTGATGGTGGTGCTGGCGTTCATCGCCGTGGTGGCGTTCTCCTTGTTGTTCAACATTCCATCAGACGACGAGGTGACGCCGGGAGTTGTTGGCGGCCTCGTCGCCGCGTTCGGCGCGGTCGTTGCGTTCTGGCTGGGGAGATCAAGGGAAGGTCCGAAATGAGCCCGCTCGGAATCATCCTCCTCATCGTCCTGATCGTCATTCTGTTTGGAGGGATCAGCCCGCACTTCTATCAGGGCGCGCCTTGGGGACCGGGCTACGGCTGGGGCAACGGCGGGATCGGCCTCATCGGCATCCTCCTGATCGTCCTCCTCGTGCTGCTGGTCTCGGGGCACTTCCCGTATTAAAGGGGAGGCCGCACTTCCGTAGGAGGTAAATCTAGAGAAGGCGGCCTCCCAAGTCGCCCCCCGCAAGGGCGGTGCAAGGGGGGCTGACATGGCTAGGTTGTGGGACCCAGCCAATTCCACGCCTATAGCGCGGCTCTCGGGGATTTGCACGTTTTGTTTTGCACCCCGCGCTAGGGATAACTACCTAGCGCGGGGGAAGTTCCTCACTGCTTGCCGCTCCACAAATGCATGGTGTTCCAAGCGGCGTCACCGACCGTGCCTCCGGAGTCCCGCTCTGTCGCGAGCCTAGTCTCCCTCGGCTTTGGCTGATTGCCTTCCCGTTTCATCCGCGCTTCATATTTGCGCTTGGCGAGCTTGTCGTGTTCTTCGTTTTCCAGCGCAATGGCTCTAGCGCGCCGTTCATCCTCTTCTCGCGACATAGTTCGACTCCGTTTGTAGGCGAGCGGTGTTCATGACAAGGCGACCAGCATGTCGGCGATGCTGTAGGCGACGTCCGTGTCCTTCGTCGTCCAGTCCGTGACAGGGTTCTCGCCTCGTCGCTTGATCGCCAGCGCCACCGCCAGGATGGCGTCCCGGCGCGCTTCGGAGCGCTTTATCGCGTCCCCGTTGGCGGCGGCGGCGATGCCGAGATCCGCATCGCCATGGATCTCCTTATCGGACGGCGGGATGGCGCCGAGCATGCGCCTAAACGAGCTTTGCTCAACGAGATGCACTTGGCTATCGTCACTCATTTGAGTTGTTCCTTTAGTTTAATGAGCCCCCTGGCCCGATCGGGGTCTTCCGGCACGGTGACCTCGATGTGCTCGTCGAGGTTCCAGGCTGGTGGCAGCTTGGTGATCTCGATGTTCCAGTCGTGGCTTTGCTCCTCGGCGCGATGCTGGAGCGCCTCTGGTGCATAGGCGGTGAAGCAGCGCTGCGGCGTCGGATACCGCCAAACGCGATAGCAATGGGCGGCGGCCGGCTCGGTCGCCAGTGTGATGGCGATCACAGCGAACGCGGCCCGTCTCATGCGCCACTCAGAGCGTCAAGGACTTGGCCGAACGAATGATTGCCCTCCACGACATTGCCCTGCGACTTCTCAAGCCATTCGCCGTTTTCCATCATGTACGGCGGGATAAGCACGAGCCCCTTCTCGCCGTCGAAGCGGACGAGGCCGACGAATCCGGTGCGGCGAATCAGCCAAGCGCGCAGCTCGGGATCGCGGTGGGCGTCAGGGTATTTCGGATCACACCAGATCTGGACGGCGGGGATTCGGACCTCGCCGAGCTTGGGGTCCTGTGCCGTGACGAAGTCTGGCATGACATCAATTACGTAATGGCTTCGGTCAGGGCGGCGCAGATCGCCCGTGTCATCGCCCTGAAGCCAGACGCAATTCCACATCCCGCACTCCCACGGGAAGCCTTTCTCAGGCCTGTGGTAGACTTGGCAGCCAGTGTGCCGCTGAAATTTGCAGCGCGTGTTTGACGGCTTGTTGATCCCCTTTACGGGCAGCAATTTACAACAGAGCGTGCAGCTCCCGCATTCTCGACTCATGTGATCCCCTTGGGGCCGCCGCACGGCCCCGTTGGTTTTTACTACTTGCCGAACAGCGCCTCGTAATCGCGCTCGACGTCGCTCGGTGATGGACGCACGAACAGCTCGTGGCGTCCCGGCGCGCAATTGCAGATGAAGGCGTCCATCTGCCGCATCGCGACTTGCAAACTGTCCGAGATCACGGGCATCAGCGGCGGCTCGCGCATCTGCCTGATCTGCGCCATCTGCGCTAGCGCCTCCGCCGTCAACCTCTGCGCCTGCAACTGGGTCAGCGGCTCGGCCACCGGTCCCTCGGTCAGCGGCGCGGGCGGCAGCGGCAAATGCCGAGGCGCTTGAGATCGCTTGGAATCGATCCGTTCGCGCGACAGCCGCGCGTCCATCTCGACCAGATCGCGTTCGCGCTCCAGGCGCACCGCCTGTTCCTCCGCGAACCTTTGGAGGAGCACCATGTGCACCTCTCGGAGCGCGCGCAGCTGGCCGTCACTTTGGTTGCGATCGGCGCGGGCCGCATCGAGGCACACTCGCAATCGCGTGTTCTCTTCAAGCAGCCGGTTGCGATCGGCGCGCAAGCGCACAAAATCCGCCGACAGAGCCTTCAGCTTGTCGGGTTCCAGCTCGGGCAGCTTCGGCCGCGAGAGAATCGCGCTCCCAACGAGCGCGGTGAAGAATGCTGTGATCGGTCCAGTCATGTGCTCTCCTCCTCCGTTTGCTTGCCCCAGGCGACAAAAAGAGACTTGGCGCCCAGCGTATCGAACTCGTTCCATTCAAGCCGCAGGAAGGCGTCGGCCGAGGTCTTGTCCCGCGCCTGCGGGATGATCGCGTAGGCCTGGACGCCCCAGCTCTTCACCTCATCGACCACGAGAATACAGCGGAACCAGTTCAGCGGTCCCTCTTCGTTGACCTGAATCAGATCATTTTCCGCGACTTGCTTCGACTCGGCCATTCCCCTGCCCCTTCTTTTCCAGCGCCTCCAGCCGCGCTGTCATCCACTCGACCTCGCGCCGATAGACGATCAGCGCGCTCAGCAGTGCCCCGATGTTCTTCCTCGTCTTGAATGCGTACCAAGCGCTCCCGGCGACCATGAACAGAATCCAGATTTGCAACGCGAGAGTCGTCCACTGGAGCCACGTCAGCACTGGATCGACTCGATCCAGTCGATGACCTTCTCTCGGTCCTCGCTCATCGCGTGCATCGTCCCGGCCAAGACGAAGGCGTGATGAATTTTCATGTCCTGCCTCCGGTTCACCTCAACGCCGACGATCTGGACCGCGTGTTGAAGGTCCCCGGCGCGCGCCAGCTCCAGCGCGCGCTGCTTTAGATCGGCTAGCCATTCCTCCTTCGTCTTCACGAGCGCCTCGCGTATTTGCTCATCTGGATGACGTGCCGAACTGAGGCGAGGTTGCGCGGCGACACGGGTGGCGGCGGGTCAACGAGATGCAGGACGCCATCGGCCAGCGATAGATGTTTGCCGAGGGCGCGCGCGACCGCCTCCAGGCTGGATGAGTATGGCTTGCGCGTCTTGCCGGTGAGCCACGCATCGATCGTTGCGCGGTGCACGCCCGCGCTGTGGGCGATCCACTCCACCGGCTCGCCGCTGTCCTGAATCGCGGTGCGCAGCTCATCCACGATCGAGTGCTTGTCGACGAAATTATAGCTGCGGTTGAGATCGAGACGTCCGGCCATTTAAACCCCCACCTTGTCGGCGACGACGCGCCATGCTTTGAGCTGGGCGAGCGAGATCCGAGCCATCTCGTCCGGGGGTAGTTCATTCACCCACTTCTCAAGTTCTGGCCTGCCCTTCTGGGCCATGTCCGCGCCGCGCATCTCGATCGACGGCGTCAGGAGATCAGAACGCTCGGTGCGTTTACGGGTTGTCCCGCCGGGAGCTTGCGAGGGGGTTTTCGCCGCTCCCGGCGGCGCTTGCGAACCGGATGATTGCGGCTGATCCGGCTCGGGCGTGACGACCGAAGAGCGGGGAGCCCCCTGGTCGCCAGCATCCGGAGCCAGGGGAATCGAGGCTCCAGATTCCGCGAACGATGTGTGCGCGGGTCCCTCGGTTTCGGCGCCTACTCCGTCACCTTCATCGGGACCCGCGCGTTCTTCGGACGGGGGAGTCGACACCCCATCGTCAGAAGCGGGAAATTCGCCGGTCTCGGGATCGACTCCTACGAGAAAATCTAGGCGGTCTGACAGTACGCGCGGGGCCTGAACCCGATCCGCGCGATCTCGGTCAACATCATATAGCTCATCATCCCGTGATAACAAACCCAGGATGTCGCTCGACATTGGGAGCTGCTTGGCGTGACGCCGCGCGACCGTCTTCTTCGCCATCTCGGGGAAGCTCTTGCGCCACGCGGGGCTGAACTCACCCTTGCGGTTCTTCCGGGCATAGGTATCGCGGACCAATTCGACCTCGGCGCGGGTCATGACGTCACGCGACTTGTCCCCACCCTTTATCGTTGCGACGGAATAGACGTGGGTCAGCAGCCCATGATCGAGATGCTGACGCAAGCGCTTGTTGAAAGCGGCGTCGTCTTCGTCCGCACCACGCTCCAGCTCGGGGGCCATGTAGGGCTTGTGGCGGATGAAGGGGGTATCGCCCAACTCGTAGTCGAAGTGATCCTTCTGGAAGACTGCCGTCACGTCCCATGAGGTGACCTCGCCCGACCGGCG